TTACTTTTTATGAGGTGGCTTTATCTCTGCGAGGGGATTAGATTCAATAGCCTGATGTATATTTTCATTGTTTATATGTGTGTATATTTCCGTTGTAGCAAGGCTTTCATGACCTAAAACTTCTTTCAAGACTAACGTATCTACGCCATTTTGATACATTAATGTTGCAGCTGTATGTCTGAGTTTATGAGTAGTTACACCTGTGTTGGATAAACCAGCCTTATTGATACATTCCTCAACAATAGCCTGAATCCTGCGTTTAGACAGTCTGTTTTTCTTAGCTGAAAAAAACAAAGCATTACAAGTTGTTCCCGTTGTGTCACGATAAGGTAAATATGCTTTGAGTGCCGCTATGCAAGCATCATTTAAAGCAACGATACGTTCTTTTCTGCCTTTTCCGAATAATCTTATAGTTTTATTATCAAGGTTAATATCGGTTATGTTAAGTCCGCATAACTCAGAAAGACGCATACCACAGTTAAGAAAAAGGGTAATTATACAATAATCACGTTCACTATGTTTGGTTTCAACAGACATAAGTAATTTCTGAGCATCACTCAGAGAAAGATACTTAGGCAGACTTTTGCCTTTGTGCGGCTGTTCAAGAGTTTCAATAGGATTGCTTTCCAACAGCATAACTTTATTGTGCAGATAGTCATAAAAGTGTTTCAGAGCCGAAACTTTTCTTGAACGAGCAAGCGCTTGATTATCACGTTCTTCAGAGAGCCAGCTTAAATACGAATAGGCATCCATAAGAGTAAACTTTTTTATAAGTTCAAATGGAACGTCAGCTATTGTTATATTTTCAAATTCTATTTTTTCCGAATCTACGATGTTATTGTTTATTTTGAGAAATCGCAAAAACACACGAAGGTCAATATAATATGCTTCAACGGTTCGTTCAGCACGGTTTTCGATAACACTTAAATGCGTAAGGAAATCACTTAAATATTTTGGACAATCATTTTTATATTCTTTTTTCATTGATATTCACATACCTTTCTGATTTTTCAAACTTTCAGCCCCCACAGTATGGGCGGCGCACACAGTACGGCTTCACACTTTTTAGCCCCACTCTAAACGGCACTAAATTTTGATTTAGTGCCGTTAAGTGTTAATATATGTATTATAACACTTACCTATCAAAAAGTCAAGGAACACCAGAAAATTCACAATCATACACACAACGATATAAAGATTTATAAGCATTTTCATAAACGAAATCAGAAATCAAAGAATCAGAATGAAAAGATTTAAGAACATCAAAAACATAAGAAGAAAAAATAATAAGATCACATTGTTTAAAAAGACCAAGCGGAACAAGACGTGACAAAGAACGAACAGAACGAAAAAGATTAACTAAAATTTTATGAGCAGATTCACAATTAAGATTATTCATAAAACACCAACTTTCAAAAAATACAATTACGATAAAGAAATATGAAAAATAAAAAAAACAAATAAAACAGTACAAACAGACATATGAACAAAAAAACAAGTAAAAGAAAAACGACCAGCAAAAAATTCAGAAACATAAGAATAAAAATGAACAATAAAGGATAAAAAATAAAATTTCAATTTTTTTTTATCAATAAACATAAAAATCACCAATAATATGATTCGCTGCTAAAGCAGCGAATCAATGACCAACACAAGCAACTAACTTAATATCAGTAACAGTAGCGATAGCTTGTAACCGTTTAATCTGATCCATAGTCAATCTTTGATAAGGATAACCATTAACAAGGCAGTTATAAAGATTAACATAAGGACCTTTAGACTTTCGCAGACGAAAAGAAACAGACTTACGAAAATGCTTAAAATAAGAGCAATCAAGACGAGGACGAATCACTTTCTTATCAACACAATAACGGCAGCAAGTAAAAGGCTTATAATTACGATGAGGACAAGTAAGACTATTACAAGCGGTACAGATACAATAATAACACTTTGGATTTCTAAAACGTTTCATATCGTGATTCCATTCAGACAACACACTCACCGCCCTCCAGCTCAGCAAGAGCTTCTTGAATAGACGAAGCATTTTCTAAAACATCATTAACAGCCTGACAATCAATTTCAACGGAATAATCATTAAGCAACTTAAGATATTTTTTAGAAAGTTTTGATTTACGCTTTTTTAAAGAGAACTGAAAATCATCTACACCAAAAATCTTGATATATGTATCTATCGCATTTCCAGCCATATCAAATACATAGCGCTTTAAATGATAAAGATTATAGTCAACAGTCTTTTGAGTAAATAAAGATATATCACCGCTATCAGATATAAACTGAGACCACCAACGACGAGTTTTCCAACGTCCTTTATTAGTATCAGATTTAGAAGGCACAACAAAACGCATATAATGAGATAAGACAGATTTAAAAGTACCGCCAAGATCACCAGAGTTATGATATTCACTGAGAAATTTCATAGCATAATCACGACGAAGCTGCATTTCAAATCGGATCCAGTGGTCAACATCAGAGCGACCACGTTCAGCAGCTTTATTATAGCAGCGAAAAAGAACATCAGATTTTTTAGAACCGAAATAAATCGTAAGATCATTCTTGTTAAAAGCGTCATACTCAATAGGACACTTGCGGAAGCAAGATATAATATTTTCATGATCGCATTCTTTTTTCATAAGCTGAATATCAAGAAGACCTTCCCAATCGTCATAAGCGACATCAAAACGGGTAAGATGATAAGAATCAGGATCACCAAGAATAAGAGAAAATAACAAAAACCAATCTTTATGAGAAGAATAAGTTTCAAATGCACGACAACCAGAACCAGACATCTCAACCAAAACACTAGAAGAATCTATACGACATTCAGCTTTATCAGAAACAATAGGATCAGAACATATAGATATACCAGCAAAATAAATACGTTTAGTATAGCCATAAAAACCACTTAATTCAAGCCATTTAATTTCAGGAGAATCAAGCCCCAAAATTGACAAAACACCAGAAACAGAATCAATTATAGTTGTGAAAGAAAACCAGTCAATAAGAATTATATTTTTTTCAAGCTTTTCCGCCGTATTTTCGCTATTTTTCGCCACCTAAACCACCGCCGAACTACCCTCTTTATTGTATACAGCACCCCCCTGTTAGCACAGGGGGTGAAGACAGGTTCGAGAGCATATTTCTGATTGTGCCGAGCCTGCAAAGGCACAAGATTTTTTCTTTCAAAGCTGTCAAAATACTTATAATATCTCGGTCGAAAATACCAACGAGAAGAAAGAAAACCTTTCATTTTATAACCCGTCTGAATCTCATTAGTATAATCATTGATAATGATCTTACGGACTATAGGAGTAGTAAAAGACCAGAACAAGAACTTACGAATATAAAGCAATTCCGCCGTATTATTTCTTATCTTTTTGTCTACATCATCATAAGCCTGAGTAAAATAGACAACATCGCAGCCATAATGACGATGATTAGAAAAGAAATATTTAAGTTCAGAAGTAAAAGACTTGAAACCCCTACTATCGGCTTCATTCATAGCTTCATCAATCAAGATAAGACTATTTTCAAAATTATAAATTCCGAGATCACGGAACTGAATAGGATAAGCACCCAAAAGAAAGAAATTACAATATACACGATCATAACGCTTATTATGTGGCTTCATAGCGTCACGAGCCATTTTTGCCATAAGCGTAGACTTACCAGAGCCAGGCAAGCCGAAAACACAAGTTATCACTTATATAACACCCTCTTACCAGAAACGAAATGAACGGCAACAGAAAAAAGAGAGAGAACACCAAAAGAGCAGACAAAGATAATAAATAAATCCAAGCTGCAAAGCTGCCAGAACAGATTGACCAGAATAGAAACAAAATCCATAAAAACACCCCAATAAAAAAACTAGGGCTTAATTAATCCAAAAAGAAAAACTAAGCCCTGAGCCCTTAGATCCTAAAGCCTAAGGGGAAATTAACCACGGATAAGACGTTTTGCCAAACCGATAATTCCGCCGCATACAAATAAACCGACAGGAATCAGAAGAAGAGGCTGAGAAGCAATAGTTGTTACCAGATTACCGAACTCAGACATAAAATAAGATACAACCGACTGCACACCAGACAGACCAGCGGCGATCTCAGCAAGCGGCTGAGCTTCAACAGCACCAGAAGACATTACAGCAAATGGCATATAAAAAACCTCCTACTTAAAAAATATATTAAACACTCCGCAAAGAGCCTTTGCGACTAAAGAAATAAAAAGTATAGTTAAAACACAAAGCGTTAAAACTATATAATCTTCATATCTGGAAACATCAATAGACATAAAGATATTATCAAGTAACCATTGATAGAGATCCATAATATTATTTACCTCCAAACAATAGACGAGAGATAGCAGAGCCAAGAAGGACAGCTGCGAAAACAAATATAAAAGTCTTTGGATAGTCCAAAGAAAAAGCATAGGAATAGTTACCGGAAGACTGCCATATAGACGGATAAAGAGGAGTATTAGGAACAGAAGTATAACACAAAGTATCTTTAACAGGAATCTTGAATGTTATATCCTCACCCTCAGACACAGTCTTAATATACTCATCGTGTGACATCTGCATATATACAGCGTCCTCGATCTGAAAAGTATCACCAGTGCAAACAATCTGCTTTTTACTCAAATAGATATGTATAAGACGATTATTAGCGCCGAAAGATTCAGGATAGACAACGTAATAAGGATAATCAGAATCGGTTACAACACCCTTAAGGAAATCAAGTTCATCAGAATTAAGCATATCAATGACCTTTCTTAACACGCTCAGAAGTGGCTTTCTGGTACTCAGAATTAGCACGAGACGCAAACGGCAAAAGAACAGAGAAGAGAAAGCCCATAAAAGTTATAGAAACGATAAGCCAGAACAGCGACACAGTAAAACCCCAAGCAGAAAACTTGACATTCTGCATCATTGCAATTATCTGACCAAATAAATCTAGAATATAATTAAAAACAGACTCCATTAATTATCACCTGCATTATGATTTAATGTAACAACGATCAATTTAATCGTAAGACAAAACATAGCAGCAGAAAGAAGAACCGACGGAAGCAGACCTATTGCAGCAGTAACAGTCTTAACGATATCAGGAATCTGAACAAGAAGATTACCGACAGAGGAAACGACATTAACAATAAAATCCCAGATAGTAGTTAAGATATCAATGATAGAAACAAAACCATTTTTTATTGTTTCAAGCATATTACAACCTCCTACCAAAGACAAACCACGAAGCAATAGAAATAGCTATCAAGGCTATAAGAAAACCAGACAAGCCAGACTTAGCAATAAGCTTATCAAATAAAGTACGAACAAGCCCTGCACCTTGCGTCAGATCAGCGGTCAAATCAACATCAAAATCAAAATCAGGCGAGCCGTCATATACGTTAGAATTAGGCTCGGAAACGTTATATCCGAAATTATAACTTATTGTATCGGGATCAATATCCTCACCAGTATCAAGATCAGTATACTTAAAGCCAGTATTTTTATCATACTCTTTAGTAACACGATCGTGACCGTCAATATTAGTTATAAGCTCATAAAAACCGTCCTCAGAAAGAGAAAACTGAAAAGAATTGATCTCATATCTCTGATTATTAGGATCAAAACAATAAGCTCTGATCTCATAAGGGTGATTAATCTGAAGCTGTGATCTTAAAGTATCATAAGTAAAATCATACTCCTCAATAAGCAAATACCGAGCAAAAAGATATTGCGAGTAAGTCGGAATCTGACCAGGGGTATTATATTCTTTAAAATTAGGATATTTCGCAGGCTTCCAAACAAATGACGGAATAGCAGGCATACAATCATAAAACTCTAACCAAAGATTATTTTTATCATACTCCTTGATAAGATCATAAAAAACCTTTAAATCAGTGGTAAAAGCAAAATCAACATGAAAAGGACATTTCCAGGTAGTAAAACCAGTATCAAGCTGACCGCCGGAAAGAGAACGGACGTAAACGTCAAAATCATTCTGAAGCAAAAGATTAGTACCATTACCAGGAAAAGAAAAAGCCTTGTTAGAAGAATAACCATTGCTCATATACTTAACAGGAGCATTAGTTTTAATATCGAAATTAATAGAAAAAGTACCAATAACCCAATCACCCTCGGACAAAGTAAAAGTATTAGAATCAGGATCATAAATAATATCAGCGGACGGATCATCAGTCATTAAAAGTCTATACTGCTGCTGATAATATTTAGCACCGCCAGAAAGCAATGAATATTGATACTGCACAAGAAACATACGAGAACCCATTTGATATTTAAGATTATCAACTACAAGAGATCTGATCTTATCAGGAGTAAGATCAGAATCATTTTGACAAGGATCACGAAAATTAGAATCCCACACCTCTTGAGGAGTAACCGGAACAGTTTCAGCAAAAACAGAAATTAAAGAGAAAGAGAGGAGAAGAACAAGAGAGCAAAGGAAAGGTAAAAAACGCTTAATCAATCAACTCCCCTCCTAACCAACTAAATTGATAAAACGGAATCAAGCCGTTTATACTCGTTGAAAAAAACATCAAACTGAGTGCCGACGAGCCCGAAAACATCGTGATAAGAAGAAATACCTCTAAAAATTTTAGGAACGTCAGACAACTTAACCTTTGTCTGATCCGGGAAAAGAACCCTAGAACCTGTTGATTCAGCAGAATCAAGATCAGTTATAAAAT